GGTGTGGTGTATAAGCAGCTACTGAACACGGTCAACGCCGTCACTGGCGTATCAACCGTCAAGATGATGTATAAAATATCTTCTACCAGTGCCGCATTAAAAATCCAGAGTCGAAATGGCAGCGCCTGGGGGGGCAATGAGAAGCCACTGATAGCTGATGGGGATTATCACGAGATTGACTTACCGATAGCCTCCGGCCAGGTCTTTTCGGGATGGGGGGTTTATTCCTCTGCAAAAGCGGGAGGCTACTCCGCTGACATCACAATGATCCCTGTTTCTGCAAACGGTACCTTCTTTACTCCGGCGACAGCAATTCTGTATAGCCTCATGTCCTCTGCAGCCGGGATTGAGACGCGCGTAACAAATCTGGAAAGTGGGGTGATAACGAATCAGAACACTGATGTTGTTTTCCCTTCGCACTTTTATGCAGTGGAGGGGAGGCCGCTTCGCTTTTATGGCGCTAATCTGGTAAGTGGTGAACGTCCGTGGCATAACGGCGCTGATGTGGTGCTTTCCAGTCATGGTTATGAAGGAAAGCCGATTTTGCTCAAAAGTATCGTGCCGGACGCCACCATTTTACCGTCAGAAATCAATGGCCCCACGCTGGTAGTTAATGCCCGCGCAGATAAGTCGGGTGCTGTTTACAGGAAGAAAGCGACATTTACCAGACTACCGGCCGCACAGTCAGGCAGCGTAAAAGTAGCATGCATTATGGACAGTCTGGGTGAACGCTGTGTTCCGTGGCTGTATTTTGCCGTCAACGCGACTGGGGCGACATATGTGGGCGTGGGTTCCCGAAAAACACGCGGCATGACGGACGACGGTGGTTATACCCTACCAAACACACCAGATGACGGAATTCCATTTGACGGTCGTGGCGGCTGGACTACGTTCGACTATATCGGGAAGACGAAGAAAACGAATTTCAGCCAGCCATTTCTGCGTGATGCAGTAGCTGCCGATTTTGCGACATATCCGCAGTATTGTTATGACAAGGCATACAGCGGGCAGAGCTATGCAGATAATCCGAATCTCGCTAATTATCACATTTTCGACGTGGCCGCGTGGATGGCTGCATCCGGTATCAGTACCAGCGATAAACTCGTCGTGGTGATTCAGCTCGGCTATAACGACCTGTATTACAACTACACTCCGGCTCAAACAGTTGCCGCTCAGGAATTTATGATCGCCAAATTCAGGGAGAAGTTGCCGAATTCCAGGTTCGTCATTTCTCATCAGGCTTTCGGCTGGTCAGGCGTCAGTGCCCCGCAAAACTGGCCCGACTTTGCCAAATGGATCACTCAGAAGATAAGGCAATTTGACAACCGACTGAATGAACAAATCATTTTGGCTCCGGCCTGGGCACAGCTCAGCTACAAATACGGGATGAATGAGACGGTAACGGGCACGTCAGATACTGGCGTCCAGACGGTATCACTGCCGGATGATGTTCACCCGGGAGAGCTGGGTGGTGCTCAGTGGGGTGATGCGCTGCTGGCTCCGGTTCTTGCTGCGTGGGGATTATAAGTGACACGGCAGCGAATGTTTTTTTAACAATATTGATGGGTGATAAGAATGGCAGAGAATAAATATAGCGCCATTTTGACTGCCACAGGGAAAGAGCGGATGGCTCAGGCCATTGTAACCGGAAAACCGGTCGTTTTCACTGAAATGGCGGTTGGTGATGGTAATGGAGCGGCAGTGACGGTGGGCGATTTATCATCCGGCCTCATCAATGAAAAATATCGCGCCGCCCTGAACCGTGTAGAGATAGCAGATATGGCTGCGAATGTTATTCGCACTGAAATTCTGATCATGCCGCAGGTAGGTGGTTTCTGGATACGTGAGGCCGCACTTTATGATGAGGATGGTGAGTGCATTGCCGTTGCAAACCTCGCACCAACGTACAAACCTCTTCTTTCTGAGGGGGCGGGTAGAATGCAGTCAGTTAATTTATGGATTGCGGTCAGCAATACCGCTGCGGTAGAACTGCAAGCTGACCCCACGGTCATTATAGCCTCAGTGGATGAGGTTAACAGAGCCAAAAGAGAGGCGAAGGATTATGCTGATGAGGTCGTGAGCCAGCTCGATACAGATATTAAACAGGCCATTACTGATGCAGTTAAGCAGGCGGTAAGCGACGCCTGGGAAGAGGATAACCCCGTCGGAACCACGCGGTTTTTTAACCAGAACCTCAATCCCAATGAACGCTGGCCGTGGTCCCAATGGGTGTATACCGGCGAAAATCTGACAATCAGGGTGGCGAAAGCGGACGGCTCAAACGTGGGCACCACCGGCGGCAGCGATACCGTCACCCTCCAGCGGGCTAACCTGCCCGCTGTGCAGGTTGATGTGAAAGGCGAGACCAGCGAACAGGCAGAGCTGAAGCTGACGACCACGCGCAACGGGAAGCACAATCATGGCGGCGTGGCTGGTAAAGATGACCCCTGGGAGATTGGTGGCGATGTCCGGCAGCTCTTTAACCCGAAAGAGCTGGGCGTAACGGATGACGCAGGAGAGCACGAGCATGAAGTCACGGTGCCACCGCACAAACACACGACCACCGGCAAAACCGCCAGCCTCGGCGAGGGTAAATCGTTCAGTGTGGTGGGAGCTCACACCCTGCTGATGTGCTGGAGCCGTGTCGCCTGACCCTGTGACGGTCATTCCTGTTGTATCGTCCCTGTTACAGCGGGGATGACTCGTCACCCCTTCCCCCACGATTGAAAATAATGCTCACCCTTAACCACGGAGTTAAACGGATGAGCGATTTTCATCACGGCGTCCAGGTTGTCGAGATTAACGACGGCACCCGCGTCATTTCCACCGTATCAACGGCGATTATCGGCATGGTCTGCACGGCCAGCGATGCCGATGCCGCCACCTTCCCACTCAATAAGCCCGTACTGATTACCAGCGTGCAAAGCGCCATTGCGAAAGCGGGTACAAAAGGCACCCTGGCCGCATCCCTCCAGGCAATCGCCGACCAGTCTAAGCCGGTCATTGTCGTCGTGCGCGTTGCCGAAGGTACCGGCGATGATGCTGAAGCGCAGACTATCTCTAATATCATCGGCGGCACCGACGAAAGCGGCAATTACACCGGGCTGAAAGCGCTGCTCACGGCGGAGGCAGTCACTGGCGTTAAACCGCGCATCCTTGGCGTGCCGGGTCTCGATTCCCTTGAGGTTGCGACCGCGCTCGCGCCGATTTGCCAGAAGCTGCGCGCATTTGGTTATATCAGCGCCTGGGATTGCCAGAACATTTCCGAGGCGATGCTCTATCGCGAGAATTTCAGCCAGCGTGAGCTGATGGTTATCTGGCCGGATTTTCTGGCATGGGATACCACGGCGAACGCGACCGAAACCGCCTGGGCGACCGCCCGCGCGCTGGGCCTGCGCGCCAAAATCGACCAGGACACCGGCTGGCATAAAACCCTGTCAAACGTTGGCGTGAATGGCGTCACCGGCATCAGCGCGTCGGTCTTCTGGGATTTGCAGGAATCCGGCACCGATGCCGACCTGCTTAACGAGGCTGGCGTCACCACGCTCATTCGCAAAGACGGTTTCCGCTTCTGGGGTAACCGCTGCTGCTCCGATGACCCGCTGTTCCTGTTTGAGAACTACACCCGCACCGCGCAGGTTATCGCCGACACAATGGCCGCGGGTCACATGTGGGCGGTCGACAAGCCGATCACTGCCACGCTGATTAAAGACATCGTTGCGGGTATCAATGCGAAATTCCGCGAGATGAAAACGGCGGGCTATATCGTCGATGCGACCTGCTGGTTTGATGAATCGGCCAACGACGCGGCGACCCTCAAAGCCGGGAAACTGTATATCGATTACGACTATACGCCGGTTCCCCCTCTCGAAAACCTGACGCTACGCCAGCGCATTACCGATAAATACCTGGCGAATCTGGTGTCATCGGTGAACAGCAATTAAGGAGCCCTGACCAATGGCAATGCCGCGCAAGCTCAAATACCTGAACACGTTTCTGGATGGCGTCAGCTATCTCGGCGTTATCGAGTCCGTCACCCTGCCAAAGCTGACCCGTAAGCTGGAAAACTACCGGGGCGGCGGGATGTCAGGCTCGGCCCCTGTCGATTTCGGCCTCGACGATGACGCACTGGCGATGGAGATTTCCCTCGGCGGCTTCCCTGATGATGCGATCTGGTCGCTATATGGTGCCGTCGGTACCGGGACGCTACTGCGCTATGCAGGCTCTTACCAGCGGGACGATACCGGCGAAACCGTGGCGGTGGAAGTTGAGACCCGTTTCAAGGTGAAGGAAGTCGATAACGGCGAGAGCAAACAGGGCGAGGATACCAGCAGCAAGTTATCGCTGGTCTGCACGTACTACAAGCTGACCATGAACGGTAAAGAGCTGGTAGAAATCGACGTCCTCAACATGATTGAGAAGGTGAACGGCGTCGACCGACTCGACCAGCACCGCCGCAATATCGGTCTGTAATTTTTCCCCGGCCAGCATGTCTGGCCGGTTAACCCCGAATCCGTAAATAGTGAGAAACTCATGAGCAAAGAAAACATCGTCACCTTGGAAAACCCCATCAAACGCGGCGAGCAGGTCATCGAAAAAATCACCCTGATGAAGCCCAACGCCGGAACCCTGCGCGGTGTCAGCCTGGCCGACGTTGCGCGCTCTGAAGTGGATGCCCTGATTAAAGTGCTGCCGCGTATGACCAGCCCATCACTCACCGAGTCGGATGTCGTCATGATGGATTTACCCGATTTGATGGCGCTGGCAACAAAGGTGATCGGTTTTTTGTCGCCGAATTTGGCGGATTAAATTTTCCGAAAGATATGTCGGTCGATGACCTGATGGCGGATATCGCGGTGATTTTTCACTGGCCGCCATCAGAGTTATATCCCATGAGCCTGACCGAGCTCACCACCTGGCGCGAAAAGGCGCTACAGCGAAGCGGAAACACGAATGAGTAACGACGTTAAATTGCAGGTATTACTCAAGGCTGTTGACCAGGCGACCCGCCCGTTTAAAACCATCCAGACAGCGAGCAAAACGCTGTCTGGTGATATCCGGGACACTCAAAAATCACTGCGTGAACTGAACGGCCAGGCATCCCGTATTGACGGGTTTCGCAAGGCAAGCGCGCAACTCGCCGTTACCGGTCAGGAGCTGAAGAAAGCGAAGCAGGAAGCCGCCGCGCTGGCGATCCAGTTTAAAAATACGGAACAGCCGACGCGCGCGCAGGCGCAGGCAATGGATGCCGCACGTAAAAGCGCCGCAGCGCTCCAGCTCAAACACAACAGCTTGCGGCAGGCTGTACAACGCCAGAGGCAAGAGCTCAGCCAGGCGGGAATCAATACCCGCACCCTGGCGGCAGACGAGCGCCGGTTAAAAACCAGCATCAGCGAAACGACGGTGCAGCTCAATCGCCAGCGTGAAGCACTGGCGCGCGTCAGCGCGCAACAGGCAAAGCTCAATGCGGTTAAGCAGCGATATCAGGCAGGTAAAGAGCTGGCCGGAAACGCTGCCGCAATGGGTGCCGCCGGTGTCGGTATGGCGACGACCGGCACGCTGGCCGGTGTTGCACTGATGAAACCGGGTTATGATTTTGCGCAGAAAAATTCCGAGTTACAGGCTGTACTCGGTGTGGCGAAAGACTCCGCAGAAATGACGGCTTTGCGAAAACAAGCCCGACTGCTGGGCGACAATACTGCCGCCTCTGCCGATGATGCTGCCGGAGCTCAGATTATCATCGCGAAAGCGGGCGGCGATGCGGCAGCGATTCAGGCGGCGACGCCCGTCACACTTAATATGGCGCTTGCTAACCGTCGAACAATGGAAGAGAACGCCGGTTTGCTGATGGGGATGAAATCAGCTTTCCAGCTTTCTAACGAGCAGGTCTCTCACATCGGTGATGTCCTGTCGATGACAATGAATAAAACCGCAGCAGATTTTGACGGGCTTAGTGATGCGCTGACATATGCTGCGCCGGTGGCGAAAAATGCCGGTGTCAGCATTGAGGAAGCCGCTGCAATGGTTGGCGCCCTACATGATGCGAAAATTACGGGATCAATGGCTGGTACGGGTAGTCGCGCTATTTTAAGTCGACTCCAGGCACCGACCGGGCAAGCCTACGCGGCGATTAAAGAACTTGGAATTAAAACGGCAGACAGTAAAGGGAATACCCGCCCGATCTTTACCATCCTGAAGGAAATGCAGGCCAGTTTTGATAAAAATAAACTGGGTACCGGTCAGCGCGCTGAATACATGAAAACGATATTTGGTGAAGAGGCCAGCTCTGCCGCCGCTGTTTTGATGAACGCGGCTCAATCAGGAAAGCTGGACAAGCTCACGGCTGCATTTAAAGCCTCGGACGGCAAGACCGAGGAGCTGGTTAAAGTCATGCAGGATAACCTCGGCGGCGACTTCAAAGAGTTTCAGTCTGCGTATGAGGCTGTTGGCACCGACCTGTTTGACCAGCAGGAATCCTCATTACGCAAACTGGTGCAGACTGCGACTGGCTACGTGCTCAAACTTGATAAGTGGATCCAGCGAAATAAAGAGCTTGCGCAGACGCTTGGGGTGATTACCGCCGTGGCGCTTGGCGTGGTGGGTATGATTGGGGCCATTGGGCTGATTGCCTGGCCGGTTATAACGGGAGTTAATGCCATCATCGCCGCTGCGACGGTGCTCGGTACCGTATTTACAACGGTGGCCGGTGGCGTCGTTACTGCAATTGGCGCAATCTCCTGGCCGGTTGTTGCTGTCGTGGCCGCAATAGTGGCCGGGGCATTGCTCATCCGTAAATATTGGGAACCCATCAGCGCATTTTTCGGCGGAGTGATTGAAGGGATGCGGGCCGCATTTGCGCCAGTAGCTGAACTGTTTGCGCCGCTTAAACCGATGTTTGACTGGCTGGGCGGAAAACTGAAAGCCGCGTGGGACTGGTTTAACAACCTGATTGCGCCGGTCAAGTCATCGCAGGAAACCTTAAACAGTTTTCGTGATGCCGGTGTGTTGTTTGGTCAGCGCCTGGCTGACGCTCTTACGTTACCGCTTACAGCATTCAATAAGCTGCGCAGCGGTATTGATTGGGTGCTGGAGAAACTCGGCATTATTAATAAAGAGTCCAGCACGCTTGACCAGACTGCCGCGAAAGCGAACGCAGCCACGCAGAGTAACTCTTATATTCCGGCAACCGGCACTTACGGTGGCTATCAGGCATATCAACCCGTCACCGCACCGGCGGGACGTTCTTATATAGACCAAAGTAAAAACGAATATCACATCGACGTTCAGGGGGGCGGCAGCGGTACGCAGCTCGATCGCCAGTTACAGGATGCGCTCGAAAAATTTGAGCGTGAAAAACGCGCCCGCCAGCGTGCCAGCATGAACCACGACGGATAGGAGGTGACGAAAAATGATGCTCGCACTCGGTATGTTTGTTTTTATGCGTCAGACATTGCCACACCAGACGATGCAACGCGACGCCGAATATCGGTGGCCGTCAAACTCCCGCGTTGGTAAGCGCGATTCTTTCCAGTATCTGGGGCCGGGGGATGAAAAAATTACCCTGGCCGGTGTGCTTTACCCGGAGCTCACCGGCGGAAAGTTGACGATGACGGCCATTCGTTTAATGGCTGACGAGGGGCGCGCCTGGCCGTTACTGGATGGCACCGGCACTATTTACGGTATGTACGTCATCAATAATATCAGCGAGACGGGAAGCCTGTTTTTTGCTGACGGAACGGCGCGCAAAATTGATTTTACGCTGACGCTCACCCGCGTGGATGAATCCCTTGCGGCGCTGTATGGCGATATCGGCGAACAGGCAAAATCACTGATTGGCAAGGCGGGAAATATGGCGTCGTCAGTGGCCGGTATGGTGGGGATTAGCTGATGCTGGATATGCTGAATCTGAATGCGGGTGGCGTACTGACGCCTGATTTTATGCTGATGCTCGACAGCAAAGATATTACCGGCAACATCAGTAATCGGTTGATGAGTCTGACCATGACAGACAATCGCGGATTCGAAGCCGACCAGCTCGACATTGAGCTTGATGATGCTGACGGACTGGTCGAGCTGCCGTTACGCGGTGCGGTACTGACGCTTTACCTCGGGTGGAAAGGCTTTGCGTTGATTGGTAAGGGAAGTTTTACCGTCGATGAGGTTGAACATCATGGCGCGCCAGATACGGTGACAATCCGCGCCCGTAGCGCCGATTTTCGGGGGACGCTTAACTCACGTAGGGAAGAGTCCTGGCATGACAAGACGCTCGGCGAGATCGTGGCAGCGATAGCGACACGTAACAAACTGACGTCGAGCGTTATACCGGAGCTGGCCGGAATAAAAATTCCGCATATCGACCAGTCACAGGAATCGGATGCCAAATTTTTGACACGGCTCGCCGAGCGAAACGGCGGTGAGGTTTCGGTAAAAGCGGGAAAGTTACTTTTCCTCAAAGCCGGTCGTGGGGTTACAGCCAGCGGAAAAGCCATTCCGCAGGTCACGATCACCCGCAGCGATGGCGACCGCCATCAGTTTTCCATTGCTGACCGTGGGGCATATACCGGCGTTACGGCAAAATGGTTGCACACCAAAGACCCGAAGCCACAAAAACAAAAGGTTGCATTAAAACGCAAACCCAAAGAGCAGCATTTTCGCGCGCTACAGCACCCCAAAGCCAAGCCGGTAACGAAGAAAAAAACGGTGAAGACGCCGGAAGCCAGGGAGGGTGAATACATGGTCGGTGAGGATGACAACGTGTTTGCCCTAACGACTATTTTTTCAACCAAAGCGCAGGCCATGCGAGCCGCCCAGGCGAAATGGGACAAACTGCAACGTGGGGTTGCTGAGTTTTCTATCAGGCTTGCGACAGGGCGCGCCGACCTCTACCCGGAGACACCCGTGCAGGTTTCAGGCTTTAAGCGCGTCATAGACGAGCAATCATGGACAATCACGAAGGTTATGCACTCTCTGAGCAATGGCGGCTTTACGACGAGCCTAGAGCTTGAGGTGAGATTGTCGGATGTAGAGTATGAGGTGAAGGAAATATAA